TACCATTTAGCCTTCTTTAAATCTTCGATGCCATTCTTAAATTTATATCTTGTTGTATATTTAATGATATTACCCTCAATATAACTCATATTCTGAGATTTAATAAAATCAATTGGCTCTATTGATCCTTGATTATAATGAGTGGGGTTGTTAATTATGTCGTGATTCTTAGAATTTTTCATAATGTTAACCAAATAAGTCAGAATGAGACCCTGTTCTTTCAAAGAATATATCATTTCCATCCTGTTTATAAATTAACAACCAATCTGGCTCAATATGACAATCTCTTCTTCCCCTGTAGTTAGAGACTAAAGCGTGATCTTTATATTTTGCTGGAAGTTTAATATTTTCAGATAGTAATTCTATCACTTTTTCTAATTTTCTAATATCTTTACCTCTTTTGATAGATTTAACTACATCTTTTTTAAACTGCTTACTGTAAAATTGATTCAACATTATTGATCTTTATTTATCTGGGAAAGAAATTCGCTAAAATTATTATATTGTTCAGTATTTTTGTTATTATCAGTATCTTCAAAAGTTTGTAATGTTGTAGCATTTGGAATTTTAATATTATTTTCTATTAATTCTTTATTCACAGCATTAATTACAAAGTTTTTTACAGAAGAATCATTAAAAGCTGTAAATGATTTCATTATTCTGTAAATTTCTTCAGGAAATTCTATAGTTACTCTTTTTACATCAGACATAATTATTTATTTAAGTTAAAAATATAAATACATTATAGCATAATTATAAATATAATTCAATATATATTTATGTAAATATATATAATTACATATTATAATATAAATATTATTAATAATAAATTATGTAATTACATTAAAATATTAAAAATGTCTTTGTAGGGGTTTTTTACACATAGCCTCCAAATAGTCCGTTTTCAATTTAGCAAAGTCTGATTCTGTTTATCTCCTTGGATAATTCCTTCTTCAATTAAAATATCATCTTTTACAATTTCATTTATTTTGGTAAAAAAATCTTAGAAGGATGAAAACGTACTATTTGGAGGCTATGTGTAAAAAACCCCATTTAACACGCTTGTAACGAAATCAATTAAAGATAAGACCCTTAGAAATATTAATATAGATATACCCAAAATGTTTCAAAATTAGTCTTTTTTAAAATCAATTCATCCCAATCCATTATTCTCTTTGATAGCCAGAACTAGCGATTCTTTGATTAGAAACAATATCTCCAGGTTGTTCTGGTAAACAGATACTAATAGACTCAAGAGCTTCTTGATTACTTGCATTTATACTAACTCCTATATCCACTCTTAAATCTTGTTCATCAAATTTCTTGCCTCCAAGAGCTAAATCTTGTAATTTATTCCTACCAGTATGACAGCTTCTTTGATCTTTATATTGATTTTCTACATAATTATAAAATGTATCTGAATCATGACAAGATATTTTCATTTTACTTATATTATCTAATGAAATTTCATTGTTTTCAATCATTTCAGAAATGGTATTTCTTATTACTACATAAAGTATATCTTCCATATTAGCTTTCCTTACAGGAACATGACCTAATAAACCACTATCTTGAAATTGCTTTTGTATAAATAAACGACGATTATCTAATGAATGAAATTTTCCATTTTTTCTACCTATTACTGCTAATGCTGGAAATTCTAAGAATTTTTCTGTCATATAATATTTTAACACATCTTTTACATCCGAACAACAAGGATTAGCTTCAATATATTGTTTCGTATTATCTATAGCTTCTTTTAATACTTCATTATATACCGAATTTAATGGCACTTTATTACCATCTTTATTACTTATCTTATAGCTAATAGATGATTGACTATGAGTAATATTCTTAGAGGATTAACAAATGATATAGAATTATCTCCTCTATCTCTTAAATCCCTAGCTGATGTATGTATTAATACTCTTCCTGGTGATTGAATGTGCTCTTGAATAATATCTTTTATATTAAATTCTTTGCTTAACTCAAATAATTTTGGCCCTATATTTATTTTTTTTGGTTCTACATTACCATCTTTACCTGTAATCAAGATAGTAGCTACATATCTATCATTATATTTAATTTCTTCTATTTGACGCAGTTTCTTAGCAAGAAGAGTAAAATCATTTATATGTTCGCAAATGATTTTGTCTTTCTGGCTAAGATATTGATTATTATTAATTAACTCTGCTATGACTTTAATAACTTCCTCATCTCTTCCAAGGTTTTGTAGAGTTACAGCATGAGTTACAGCAGATTGTTTATCATTTTTATTTTGATTGTAAAACCAATCAGTTATATTTAAAGCTTCCTTATCTCTTCCAAGGTTATTTAGCGTTACAGCATGAGTTAAATAAAGTCCTTTTTCTTTCTCTTCCGTATAAGAATTATAAAGTTCTTCCGCTTTATTATTATTCATTGATTTATGATGATATCGTATAACAGAGCATAGGATATCCTGATTCTTAAGATTATCAGAATCTAATGTATCTATAATAGATTTTGCCTGTGAAAGATTATTATTTTTGATATAATCAAATATTGTGTCTGCAATTTTTTTATTATCCTCATATCCCATAATTTTTTAATTAATTATAATAACGTTATCAAACCCAGCATTTCTATCCCAATTTGCAAATCAAGATTTTGATCAATGGTAGATACTCTAGCATATCCTATTTTCATGTTCTTCTATTAGTTTTTCAAGATACCATTTAGCCTTCTTTAAATCTTCGATGCCATTCTTAAATTTATATCTTGTTGTATATTTAATGATATTACCCTCAATATAACTCATATTCTGAGATTTAATA